TGGTGTAGGAAAGATTGACTGGGACAAAGATGAACGATATCTAAGTGAAGACTATTATTTTAGTAGATTATGGTCTAAGATAGGTGGTAAAATATGGGCCGATGTAGCTGCTCCTTTAACACATCAAGGAAACATGCATTTCAAAGGTCACGTGGGAACAATATTTAGTGTAGCAGATGGCATTAACAAAGATACAAATACAACCGGGAATCCAAAAACAGACAAGTGATTTAGGCGCTGGTGGAAGTTATATTGATTGTGACAACGTAAGATTTAGATATGGGCTACCTGAAAAAATAGGGGGTTGGACTAAGACTACTAATAGCACTTTAATTGGTGTTGTCAGAGATGCTCATCACTGGGTTGCTTTAGATGGCACAAGATTAGCTGCGCTAGGTACGGATAAAAAATTATACATCTATGCAAATGACATCCTTTACGACATAACACCTGTAAGACAAACAAATTCATCAGTAACTCAAATCTTTAACACAACAAACGGTTCTGCAAATGTAACTGTAAATATAACATCACACGGAGCTACCGTTGGTGATATAGTTACTTTTTCAGGCACTACAGGTTTATCAGGAACAAGTTATACAGCTGCTAATTTTGATAGAAGTTTTGAAATTAAATCAATTACTGATGTAAACTCTTTTGTCATACAGCAAGATGCTAATGAAACAACTGGAAGCACTACAAATAATGGAACTGCCACAGCAACGTTTGACATCAATACTGCTCCTGCGTTTTCAACTTTTGGCTATGGTTGGAGTACAAATGGTTTTGGTGGTTTTTCAACTGCTGTATCAAATCAGTTAAACGGAGCCTTGTTAGATGACACCGCAGGTACAGGAGGTTCAGGAACTGCAATTACGTTAGATAGTACGACAGGATTTTCTTCTGTAGGGAAAGTAATAGTGGAAGATGAAATAATATCTTACACAGGTAAGACATCTACTACTTTAACAGGTATTACAAGATCGGTTGATAGTTCTACTAGATCTGCTCATGCAGACGATGCTGTTGTGACACTTTTTGAAGATTCTGCAAACGCTAATGCTTGGAATATTCCGAGTGTTAGTTCAAGCACCATACTTAATGGTAGAGATTGGTCTATTGATAATTTTGGTGAGCTGATGATAGCTACAGTTTTAGATGGTTCTACTTTTCAATGGTCGCCCACAACTGATGGTTTAACAGGGAAAGCTACTGCGATAACAAACGCACCAACTGCAAGTAAGTTTTCTTTAGTTTCAACACCTGATAGACATTTAATTTTATTTGGTACAGAAAAAACAATTGGCACAAGAGGATCTCAAGATCCTTTACTACTAAGATTCTCATCACAAGAAGATATTAATACTTATCAACCAACAGCAGAAAATACCGCAGGCTCTTTGAGAATACAAGATGGTTCTACAATCGTAGGAGCAGATAAAGCTCGTGGTCAAATATTGGTGTGGACAGATACATCACTTCACGCTCTGCAATTTATTGGCCCACCTTTTACCTTTGGTTTAAATCAATTAGGTAGAAATTGTGGACTACTCGGTCAACACGCGGGAGTGGTCGTGAGAGACGTATCTTATTGGATGGGTCAGAACGCTTTCTTTGTATTTGATGGTACCGTTAAAAAACTACCCTGTACTGTAGATGATTTTGTTTTTGAAAATATTGATTTAACACAAACCGATCAAATTTTTGCAGGTGTCAACACGGAGTTTGCAGAAATTATTTGGTTCTATGTGACCAATCCAAATAACGTTTCTGATCCTCAAGTAAACAAATGTGTAATTTATAATTATTTAGAACAATCCTGGGCTGTCGGTACATTGAACAGAACAAGTTGGGTCGACAGAGGCGTGTTTCAAAATCCTTTGGCGACAGAATATCTTACAGATAGTGTAGCTAATGCAACTCCAACTGTAGTAAGTTTATCTAATGGTGTATCAAAGTATTATGCACAAGAATCTGGAACAGATAACGATGGTCAAGCAATGAATTCTTTTATTAAAACAGGAGACTTTACTATATCAGCGCAAGGAGAAGCTCCTATGAGAATTTCTAAGTTTGTTCCTGACTTTAGAGATCAGTCAGGTAATTTAGATATAACATTTAGTTTTAAAAATTATCCTTATGGAGATGTTATAAGTCAAGCAGCCCTAACAGTTGCAACAACAGATACAAAAAAAGATATGAGAGGTAGGGGTAGACAGGTGAACTTTAAAATTCAAAGTAATGTTATTGGTGGTAATTTTAAGACAGGAACTTACCATATAGACGCTGAAGCTGATGGTGAAAGATAATGGCTAAAATACCTCAAACAAGATTTCCCGATCCACCTGATCAATATGATTCAAGGTCTTTTGCAGAATTGATTCGTCAATTGGAACAAATTATATTACAACTAAATTCATCCTATCAACAAGACAATGCGGATGAGCAAACGAGAAGGGCGTTTTTCTTTGGGTAATGGCAGACGTATTTAAAAGATTTATAAGTAATGTTACTACTACAGGTTTGACAACTGTATTTACAGTGCCCACTGCAGATGTGGCTGCAAGTCCACCTGTTCCAGTGACTACTTTTGTGGTTAAATCTTTATCAGTGCACAATTATCATGCTTCAGATACAGTGACTGTAAGCATAACACATAACAATGGAACTGCTGATTTTGAAGTGGATGAGGTAGACGTAGCCGCTACAGAGACTACTACAAGACAAGATGTAAAGGTCTTTCAAAGTGGAGACGTGCTTAAAGTCACAGCCAACGCTGCAAACAAGGCTATGGTTAGTGTTTCCCTGCTTGAAATTAAACAACAACAATAGTACAAATAGAGGATAAGATGACAAAAATTATAGAAGAACCGAAGATTGTAGGACACAAAGAAATAGATGGTCAACAAGTGCCTATATACAGTTGCAAGACGGAAACAGTTCTGACTCATAAGAAGACTGGAACTAATTATGACACAGAAGAAGCAGCTTCTGCAGATGTTGCCGATCCTAGTACAGATACTACAGAAGAAGATATTCAAAGAGATGTAACAATATTTGCACCTAGACTTGGTATGGGTGCAACCAACAAGGAAGAATAAATGTTTAAAAAACTACTACCCGCAATCACAGGAGCAATAGGCTTCGCAGTAGGAGGACCTATGGGGGCTTCTATAGGTGCAGGTTTAGGATCAGCTATTAGAGGGGACAACCCTGCTAACGTAGCCACATCTGCTCTAATGGGTTTTGGTTTAGGAAGTTTTGCTTCAAGTGCAGGATTATTTGGATCAGCAGCTTCTCAGTATGGAAGCACAGCAGTTCCAAGTGCTATTAAACAAGCCAAAACAGCTTCTGAATTAAAAGCAGCTTTAGGAGGAGATCCTCTTTCTTTAGCAAATGTATCTGCAAGCCAAGGCTTTGGAGGACAAGCTGTAGGAACCCCTAGTGTTTTCCAAAGAGGAGCAGAAGCATTTAAGGGAATGAGTGGTTTAACAAAAGGCGCATTAGGTTTAGGAGCGCTTGGAGCTTTAGCTTCGTCAATGGGAGAAGAAGAAGAAACATCTAATATTTCTCCCTCACCAGAAGCAGGTAGTATTGCTCCTTTAGATATGACTAGCGCACCTGTAACTTATTTTGATGAGTCTACAGGAGAATATGGTGCAGCCGCACCAACTTATAGAAGTTTAAAAGACGGAGGCTTTCCTAGAAAGACAGGACAGATCTCTGGCCCCGGCACAGAAAAGTCTGATGACATTCCTGCTATGTTAAGTGATGGCGAGTTTGTTATGACTGCAAAAGCAGTTAGAGGATTAGGAGCATTGAAGGGCGCAAAAAAAGATGATAAGGTAGAGCAACGTCGTCAAGGCGCTAAAACCATGTACGATATGATGAACAAATTAGAAAAGAAGGTAGCATAATGGCAGAAGAAATAGTTCAATATTCAAGACAGGCGCCCTTCATTGAAGATAGAGCAGAACAGTTATTAGGTTCTGTTTTTGGTATTCCCAATTTTCAAAGACAAGCAGGCGAAACAGAAGCAGAGTATTCGCTTAGATTAAAAGAAATCGGTGCAGAACAAAGACCTGGAGAATCTGCGGAACAATATGAAGTTAGGCTAAAAGGACTAGCGGGTATACCACAAGGAGTTCCAGCTAAACAAGTTGCTGGTCTTCAAGAAGCACAATTAACAGCTATACAAAAAGCACAACAAGGATTAGGTGCTTATCAACCTTTTTTAGATGCTTCAGGTAAATCTGTTGAAGCAGGTCTTGGAGCTATCTCTTCTGGAGTTCAGGCTTTAGACCCCTCACAAATTTCTACTTATATGGATCCTTATCAACAAAATGTTACATCGGAAGCTTTAAAAGAATTAGACAGGCAAGCTGAAATGCAAGGACAAAGAACATCTGCCGAGGCAGTAGCTGCAGGAGCTTTCGGTGGTTCGAGGTTCGGTGTCCGGGAAGCAGAAGAATCTAGAAACTTAGCACAGGTAAAATCACAAAGAATTTTTGAAGATTTATCAAGAAATTATTTACAAGCACAACAAGCTCAAAGAGCAACGGCACAACAACTAGGATCATTGGGAACACAAACTTTAGGTGTGGCTCAAGCACAATCAGGTTTGGGATCTTTAACACAACAACTAGGTGGTGTAGATATAAATAGATTATTAAGTGTCGGTGGAGTTCAACAGCAACAGCAACAAAATGTTTTAGAAGCAGCTAGAGCAACTGAACTAGCAAGGCAACAAGAACCATTTAGAAGAGCAGGATTTGCTTCTGATATTTTAAGAGGAGTTCCTACTTCACAAGTTCAATATACATCTCAACCTTCGCCTTCTCTCTTTCAACAGGTTGCAGGGTTAGGTATAGCTGGTCTTAGTACGCTAGGCGCCTTAGGCGGAACAGGAGCAGGCATTGGCTTGTTAGCAGGATAATGGCTATATTAGATAGACCCATGTTTCAGCGTCGATTGACCAAGGAACAATTAAGTGTTTACGGTATTCCTGCATTTGCTAATGGCGGTGTGGTTCAGAAGTTTAATAAAGGATCTGATAGAGATGGTGTAACTTTACCTAATGCAAGAGAACCTATATATCCTAGCCTCGAGATTCAAAAAAGTGCTATTGAAAGAGAGGGAACTTTTGGGGGAAGTGGTGGCGATACAACAATCGCAGATCAAGTTCTGAGTGCAAATACAGAAACATTTACAGATTCACAAGATTTAAATAATATAGTTTTAGAAGAAAGAAATATTGAAGCTAGAATTGAAAAATTAGAAGCTCTAATATCTCAGAAGCAGTCTGCCGGATTAGATGTGTCAGCAGAACAAGCTGAGTTAAATCAATTACAAAATGAATTAGCAACAACATCAAATAAAAAAGCGGAAAAGAAAACGGAGATTCAGGAAAAAAAGAAAACTAAAACTACAGACACTAAAAAAGAAGAAACACAAGAAGAAACTCCTGAAGTAATTGAAGACGATATAACTAAAGAACAAGACGAAATAGCTAGATTAAAAACTTTAGCTTTAGAGCGTTCCGATCTTTATAAACAAATGCTTGGCGATCCTAAAGAAATGATGAGGCAACAAGGTTTATTACAATTAGCACAATTTGGTTTAAATCTAGCTTCTGCTAGAGGCGGAAATATTGCTGAAAAAATTGCAACTTCAGCTACAGACCCATTAAGAGCTTTTGCTCAATTAGCTAATGATGCAAGCAAAGATGCTAGAGCCATAGACTTAGCAGCCATTAAATCTGCTGAAGATCAACTTGATACAGAATTACAAATTGCAGGCAAGACAGATGAATTAGAAAAAGTATTGCTATACACAAAAGCAAAAGAATCTAATCCAGGCAATCCTGCAGGAGCAGCTAAGGGGACAGGTATTCTACCTAAAAGTGAATTATCAGATATTGATTCTTTTAGAGACGAGAATAATAAAATTTCAGTGAAAAAAATAAACCAAGACGGAGGAGCAAACTTAGTTTACAATGATGAAGAGGGTAACGCCTACAGAATACAACCGGGCGCTTTAAAAGACAAAAAGTTTTTAACTTTCCCTGATGACTTTGAAAAATTAAATGTAGAGATTTTAAGTACAAAGTAAGATCATGGCTTTAGGATCAACTTTAGACATGGATCTTCTTGATGAAGATAAAACTCTAAGAGAAATTGATGATGATGAACATGGTTCTTTTGTTAGTGCATTAGCAGGTATAGGATCAGGTCTCTTTAAAATACCAGAACAGTTCGTATCTTTAGGTGCAGAACTTATAGACTTAGGTTTAGATACTGATACAGCTGCATCTGTAGAATCTTTTTTTGATAGAATTAATCCTTTTGATGAAATAGCAGAATCAACCACTGCAGGTAAATTAACAGAAACTTTTGTTAGCTTAGGTATACCAAGCACAGCAGGTTATACTTTGGCCTCAAGACTTGCAGGTAAAGCATTAAAAGCAAAAAGATTAAATAAGTATGTAGATTTAAAAAGGTTTGGTAATGCTAAAACTTTAAAAGAAAAGAAAGAAGCACTTAGATTAGATAAACTTAAAGACCCTGTTACAGGTAAAAGAAGAAGAGCAAACAAAGCCTTACAAGAAGAAGTTGATAGACTAACTCCTCCAGAATTAAGAAATAGATCTTTAAAAGATAAAGCTTATGTTTTTGGAGCAGGTCTTGGTGGTGGTGGCTTGGCTGATTTTGTCTTTGCTGATCCTGACATTGGAACTATTGGTGATGAGTTTGGAGGAATAACAAGAAGAGATACTCAAGAGACTTTTGGAAGAGATGAAGCCATTAGAGAAATTGGCAATAGATTAAAGTTTGCAGGAGAAGGAGCTATTCTTACTTCTGTTATTGGTGGCGTAGGTAAAGGTATTGCTAAAGGTGCCGGTGCAATAAAATATAAAATGCAATACGATGCTTTAGATAATAGTATTAAAAAAATTATTGCTGATTTTACTCCTCAAGGAGTTAAGCCTAGAGAAATATTTGAATTACTTGAAACAAGAAAGAACGAACTTGGTAAATTCACTGTAGAGGGTCAAGCGTTTGGTCGTCAATTAGAAATAACTGTAGATAAAATTTTAAAAGAAACAGGTAAAAAAGGAGACGAACTTAAAGCAATCAAGCAAGAATTTGGAGAAGCTATAAATACTTTTTTAACCTCAGGAGAAAGAAGTTCTTTAGATACTTATTTAAATAAATTAGGCGTAGCAAATCCAGAATTAACTCAAAAATTATTTTCAGGCATTGACAATGCACGATCAACTATTGACAACTACTCAAATGCTATTCTAGATATAATACCGGACAACGAACAATTTAAATTTTTAAGAAAAGCCATTAAAGATAATTTAGGAGAATACTCCACAACGAGGTACGCTTTGATCGAAAGACATGGAGCTTTGGGTAAAGCTTTTTCAAAGTTTAAACCAACTGATGAAGCCTATAAAAAAGCGTATGACTATGTTTTAAATCAAATACAAATTGGAAAAAGAACTTTGGCTAGCGGTATAGATGGAAGTGATAAAAGATTTAAAGGAATTGTTCCTCAATCAGGAGTAGCTCCTGAAGATCAAGCAAAAGATATTTTAAATAAACTTATTCAAGAAGATGTAGGAAAGGGAGTTACAAACTTACCAGGCAATGAATCTTTAAAGTCTTTAGGACTAATGGTTGACGATGGAATTTTAAAAGAAAAAAAATTACCACAAGAGTTAAAAGAGTTTTTTGGAGAAATTAAAAATCCTTTCTTTAATATATCTTCAACAATAGCCAAACAGGGAGCTCTAATTACAGAAGTGGAAATGTTAGGTCAACTTGGAAAATTAACAAAAGGTAAAATATTTTTTGAAACTGCGGATGATGCAGCTAAAGCTCTAGGAGCTAGATCAGGAGATATTGTTCCTATAGGAAAACTATCTAAAACTTTAAATGTGGATCAAGACATCTCAGGCCTATATACAACAAGAGAAATAGCTGACGCTTTTCAGAATCAGGTAAAAGGCGGAGAGGAGGGAGCTTTATCTAAATTATATAGTTTTTTTGTCTTAGCTCCTAAAGCAGGATCTCAACAGGCTAAAACAATTTTTTCTCCTTTTACTCACGTTAGAAACTTATTAAGCGCTAGTGCTTTTACTATGCTTAATGGAAATATTTCTTTCACAGATCCTAAAAGAACAGTAGATGCTTTTAAAAAATCATTTGGTGCTTTTCAAAAGGGGAGAGATAGTCAAGAAGCTTTTGATTTGTATTTAGATTACACAAGAAGAGGTATAACAGGGACAAACCCCGTTATTGGAGAGATCGTTGACTTAGGGTCAAGACTTCAACCAGTTGATAATTTTGGAGCCGATACAGTATTAAACAATACATTTGATGTTGTTGCTCAAAAGTTCAGTAGGCTAAGAGGTAAAATAACTGATACCTATATGGCGGAAGATGACTTTTGGAAAATATATAACTACACCTTTGAACAAGGAAACTACAATAATTTTATGAGTAAATTTGTTATGAGAAACCCTGAGCTTAAAGAAATGGGAGAAGCAAAAGGAAAAGAAGTAGTTTCTAAATTAATAAAAGGCTCTAAAGATTTAGAAAATATCCCTAAAACTGTTTTCGATGCACAGGCAGGTAAAACCGTTGCTAATCCTCTTTATGAAACAGCAAGAAAAAACAGAATGAGTCTTTTAAAAACAGAGACAGGGTTAAAAAATCCAGAAGTTGTTGTTGAACAATTAAGAAAAAAAGTAGGCAGGCTCATGGGAAGAAGAGATATAACTTTTAGTGATCCTATTTTCTTTCAGCCAAAAAATACTATTAAAAGATTAGAAGGAGAGAGTGATGCTTCCTTCGCCGGTAGATTAGGACAAGAAGGATCTAGAGTAGAAGAAGATGCAGTGGAAGCTCTGGTAAAAAACTTATCTGCAGATGTTACAAAAAATAATATTCCGAATTACGCTTACGTTGGAAATAACATTAAAGCTTTGAGAAAACTTCCATTAGGAACTTTTGTGGCTTTCCCTGCAGAGATTATAAGAACAGGATTCAATACCATACAAAGAGCAGCCAGAGAACTTGCTGTAGAAGAAACAAGAGATATTGGAATGAGAAGAATGACAGGCGTCTTGGGAACGGGAGCTGCTTTACCTGTGGGAGCTGTTGAATTAGGAAAACAATTGTCTCAATTTACAGATGAAGAAATGTCTGCTTTAAGACGTTTTGTTCCTTCTTGGTCAGAAAATTCTTTATTAGTGCCGACAGGCAGAGACGCAGAAACAGGCAATGTTCAATACTTAGACTTATCTTATATCTATCCTTATGATTCTTTACTACGCCCTGCAAGAACTGTAATGAATCAATTGACTGAAGGAGAATCTACTAACGCAGGTATCACTGCGAGATTAACTGAAGGTGGTATCAAAGCTATGAGTGAATTGGCAAAACCATTTTTATCAGAAGCTATATTTATAGAAGCTGCAAACGATTTATTATTAAGAGGAGGAAGAACAAGGCAAGGTTCTCAAGTGTTTAGAGATGCAGATCCTTTAGGAGAAAAGTTATTTAAAGCAACTATGCATATCATGGACACATTTACCCCTGGTTCTTTGGATGCTGCTACTCGTATTGGCGGTGCTCCTTTCAATGTGGCTGACAAGTATGGTAGAACTTATGATTTAAGTGACGAAGCCTTAGGTATATTTGGTTTTAGAAATATTGAAGTAGATCCTGCTCAATCTTTTAAGTTTATGGTTGGAGATTTTAACAAAAGAACTTCTTCTGCTAGAGCTACATTTTTAGGAGATGTGTTAAAAGGAGGAGCTATAACCCCTCAACAAATTTTAAAAGAATACTTAGGCGCAGAAGAAAGTAGATTTAATGCTTATCAAGATATGTATAAGAACTATAAAGCTGCTGAACTATTAGGTATTAAACCTATTGATTTAAATAGACAATTAGACAGGCTACCAAAGAAAACTAGAGGAGCTATCATTGGCGGTACTTATCAACCCTATAAACCAAGTAAAGAAGTTAGAAAACTCTTTTACGAAAATTCTCTTAGACTTGCACAGCAAACTGGCAGTGCTCCGATTGATCCTCTACAAGGATCATTAACAAAAATTTATGACTACATATCTGCTAACAATGGTAGAAGTCTTTTATCCGATCTTAATGTTAATTTTGAGTTACCAGAGTCTAGTATCATAGATAATGTTGCTGATTTCTTTGGTCTTCAAGGTGTTCAACAATCAGCGTCCAATGTTCAAGGACAACAGCCCAATGTAAATGTAACAGGGGGAGCAGGTAGAGTTATTACAAACACACAAACTCTTGATTCTCAGCTAGCAGCTGATACATTGTTAGGTGATGATCCACTTCTTCAAGAAATTTATAGGCAAAGGAATACATAATGGCAGTACCAGGCGAACAGGAATCTTTTAAATCACAGTCTTTTAGTAAGCCATCTAAAAGCACTTCAACTTCTGCAAGAACAGGAACTAGAAGAGTGTTTTTTAATAACAGGCCAGATATTTCTGATGATCGACTAGAGCGTAGACAAAAACAGTTTGATGAATTAAGAGCTTTTAAAAACGATCCTACAAAAACGAAAGCCGTAAACATCGTAGATCCTGTGACAGGTAAAGTAACGGGGACAGTGACAGGATTAACTCAAGCGGCCACTGCTGGTGGAAAAACTGTAGCGCAGAGAGAACAAGAACTAGCTTTCAAATATGGTCCTACTTTTAGAGAAATAGGAAGCGACATGGGCTACGCTATGGGAAGCATGGCTAAAGGTGCTGGCGATGCAATCATGAGTGGTAACATAGGAATTTTAGGAGTCATAAAGGGTGTTTACAATTATGCAACTGATAAAGTCAGTAACGCCTACAATAGTCTCACTGATGTACAAAAAGAAATAGCAGACAACCCAAATAAATATACTTTTGCGGAACAACAAGAAAAAGTTAAACAATTAAGAAACTTTAGAGATTTAGCATCAGAAGCTAATAAAGATGCATTAGGTTTAGAAATAGATTTTTTAAGAACTCCAGGTTCAGGTTATCAAGCAGGGGCAGGCCTAAGAAGTTTACCAGAACCTAAAATTAGTCTGGAAGATGATAATTATGTAGAGTCTGGTCAATTCAGAGAAGATTTACAAAAATCAGGAATTATAACTGTGGATGATCCAGCAACACAAGAACCTTTACCCGATAGCACAGAGATACCGGGGTATAATGCTACCATTGGAATTTTAAAAGAAAGATTAAAAGATCAAGGATTTAATGATCTTCAAATTCAATCAGCAGTTAATCAAGTTACTCAACAAATTTTATCTGGTGAATATACAGGAGATATGGAATTTGAAACAGGGTCAACGACTCGTGGATCAGAATTACAGTCTAACGAACCGGGAGGAACCTTAGGGGGTCCTAATCTACCGGGAGCAGGCCCAGATCCTGTGACAGGTTATCCAGAACTATTTTTTGATGAGCAAGGGAGTGATGTAGATTTGAAGTTAGATAGAAAAAGAGTCTTTGAAGCTCAAACTGTAGATAGTGATTTTGAGACGGTAAGTGACGATGAAGTCGCTACTCAATCTGGTGTAATGTTATTAAAAGATTTTAGGCCAGAATCAAGAACTCAAGTTACTGCTTATAACAACCCTGTAAACTTAATGGATGTAGGACAAGCAGGGGCTACAGGAGAAATTTATGGTAATGGCTTTGCTGTATTTCCTGATGCACAGTCAGGTATACTGGCAGCTAAGAATGATTTAGCTATTAAGACAGAAAGATATGGTGGCAACGTTGATGAAATCATAGGAGAGTTTGCTCCTGAATCAGATAACCCAGATTCCTTTAACAATTATGTAAACTTTGTAAAGCAAGGTGTGGGAGATACTGTTGACCCCGGTGAAGAAGATGAACTTTTAAGAAGAGTTATTCAGTTTGAAAACAAACCAGACATAGCACAACAATACCTAGCCATGGTGGCAGAAGGTGGATTAATGGATAAGAAGATGTACGGCGGTATCATCTCTTCAAAGTCATGATTGAAATAACTGATGAACTGAAGGCTCGGGTGCAGGACCATGAAGGCCTAAGGACCTCCGTATACTTGGACAGTTTGGGCAAAAAAACTGTGGGTATAGGCCACCTTGTACAGCCACATGAAATGGAAAGATTTGCTGAAGGGGTAGAGGTACCCATGGATCAGATTATTGAAATATTTGAAATGGATTTAAATAGAGCGGCAGCAGGAGCCGACATGTTAATTGAAGATAAGATTGGTCACGATGTACCACAACACATAGGTGAGGTAATTTTGGAAATGGTTTTTCAATTGGGGACCACAGGCGTTAGTAAGTTTCTCAAGTTTTTTAAAGCTTTAAGAGTTAAGGACTATAAGACAGCCGCAGCTGAGATGCAGGATTCCAGATGGCATTCACAGACACCGAAGCGCTGTGAGCATCTTGCTGAAATTGTAGCGAACACTTAAAGTGTTCTTCTAACGTGATTTGGCAGTGTTCCGTCCATTTTAAATTGAACGTAAGCTCCGTGCCAATCTTTTTTATACTCAGTTTGTAGCCATTGTTTAATAGCTGCATCAGCGTTAGGCTCAAGTGTAAAAAAGTTACCTAGTGTTTTTAAAATTTTAATCATAATGTTCTCCTATGGACTAGAGAACATACATTTATTTTTTACTTTTAGATTTGCTTTTATTAGACTGCAGATGTTCTTCCACAGCTTCCCAGACCTCAACATTAGACCAATGTGCTTTTACACAATTAGATACATCTTCATGTAAAATCTTTAATGTTCTAACTCCTATTGAAACAGGTGTTCCCTTATTTTCGTATATGTGATCAACTTCTTCTCTAGTTAAACTTAGATAAACTTCACCACTTTGATATGTTACTCTCATTTTATTTCTCCCCAATTATTACCTATTTCCACATCACATTTGACAGGCACATGTAGTTCAACAGCAGACTCCATCATCTCTTTAATCTCTTTTACCTGGGTCTCATTGGTTATGGAGATATTGAGTTCGTCATGTATTTGAATCATAGGAATAACCCTTACATTCTTCCACAGATTCACCATGGCTTGTTTGGTTTGATCTGCTGCTGAACCTTGTATTAACCTATTCAATGCTCGATAGGTACCTGCTCTTTTCATTTCATTCCACGCCCAAGTCTTCTTAGCGTTTTCATAATTCATCATTCTCTTGTCATAAAAATCTTTATTCTCCCAAAGATCAAAACGACATCTTCTTCCAAGCAGTGTATTGATATGTCCATTTTGTTCTGTGTATCTTGTAGCACGAACAATTATGCTATTTAAAAAACTTACATTGTCATTGTACTTCTTTTTTAATGCCTTTGCCTCTTCTTGACTAATATCTAGAGAGCCTGCTAGTTTGGCTATGCCCATACCATACATAAGCCCTAAACCTATAGTTTTCGCCTCTTTTCTAGATATTTTAGCCATATTTGAAGTTACCTGATGGAAGTCCTCTCCGTCACGGAAAAATTTAATCATAGCGTCAGCGCCCTCTAAACCGTGTTTTTTTGCGTAGTGAACTAACAATCTGGGCTCTTGTTGCGAATAATCCAAAGAAGCCCACTTTTCTCCCTCTTCAGGTAAAAATAAAGATCTTATCTTAGGACCAATGACTTCGTTCCTAGCGGGCACCTGTTGTAGGTTAGGATTATTCATTGACAACCGCCCACTGACAGTTCCTCCGAACTCTCCTTTGAGTTGGTTGATCTCAGCATGAATCCTGCCGTCAACTTGGTGCTTCAAGATTGAATCAATGAACGTAGTATGTGCTTTGTTATACTCTCTAGCCACAGATATTGATTGAATCAAAGGATTATCACTTTCTTTCATAGCTGAATTACTAATCTTAGCCTGCTTATTTTTCTCAGTGTAGCTGTATTTCTCCCCTAGTTTGTCAAATATTTTTTGAAGAGAAGACGCTGTATAAATATCAGAGGCGTCAATCTTAATGCCTGTTTCTTTTTTAATATTTTGATAAATCTTTTCTTCTTCTGCCTTAAAAAACTTTTTAGTTTTATCTGCTTTCTCTAAATCAACACGGACACCTTTCCATCTCATCTCCAAAAGTAAACGAAGAAGATCTGTTTCTAAATTAAAAACATCAATGAGTCCCTGTTTTTGAAGCTCAACTCTCAACACTTCCCAAAGTTTGTAAGTCAACTTTGTGTCTTGTTCTGCGTAAATACCTGCGTACTCGACAGGAACTAAGTGCATGTTCTCAATAGCTTTGAAGCCATGTTCTTTTCCAAAGTCATCTAAAATATTTCCTTGCTTTCTTTCTCCTAAATAATCTTTAGCTAAATTATTTAAACTGTAACTGAATCTGTTTTCATCAACTAAAGGAGCGGCAATCAAAGTATCGTAGACTTTAGTCACATCACAATCCACACCCCAACGCCTAAGCCAACCTAAGTCGTAGACTGCGTTATGACAAAGAACAATAGGATCTTCTTTAAATAATTTCTTGAGCCATCTCTTTACTTCTTCCTCAGAAAAATTTCCTCCTCGCTCATGACGCACAGGGAAGTAACCATCGAAACCTTCAAAAGATACAGCAACACCAACGACGAAACCTTTGTTCGTTGCCCACCCACCACCAAGAGTCTTGATCTGTGGATCATAAGTTTCTAAGTCTACTGCGACTTGTTTAACACCTTTAACATCTGGAAAGCTTGGTCTTGTCCACTCTGGTTTGTTTTCTTTTTTTAACAAATCCATTTGTTGTTCGAATATCATCTTAAGACCTCCTCAAATTCATAAGGAGAAGTAGAAGGTATGACGTAAAGATTTTCTTTTGCTCTAGTCATACCAACATAAAAAACTCTACGTTCGTCATCTCTGTTGACCCACATGTTGTCGTTAATTCTTTTAGATATGTCGGAAAACAAAATTACATTTTGACTTTCACCGCCCTTAGCCCCATGAATAGTTGACAGTTTAATGTTAGGTTTCTCGTCTAAGCTATGACCAGTTCTAAGTATATGCTTTATATAGTTTCTATCTGATTCAACAATCCTACTAAGAGCTGTCTCCCAAGAATAACTAATAGGTATATTTAAACCCCATTCTTTTGATAAAACTTCATAAGAATATTTCTCTTCTATATCCGCTCCAGGCAAACCTTTTTTTCCTCTTGAAACACCTTTCTCTCCTACAGATATAAATTGATACATTATCTTTACGTTAGAATAAGAAATACTTTCTTTGTTTTGCAGCGCAATCCAAGACCTATAAGCTGTAGCAATGTCGTTGCTGATAGATAAATAATTATTTTTCTCATAGAAAAAACCCTTGTTTTTCAACTCTTTTGAAACTTCATCAATATAATAATTAGTTCTACCTAAAATTAACCACTGACCTTGATTGAGATTTATACTTTCAAAATTTGTATTACGAACTTGACCTTCTTCTTTACGAGGTTGCCATTCTTTGTTAATTCTTTTTTTTATTTTTGACACAAGACTATTAGACTTTGCGAATATTGTTTTAGGTATTCTATAGGATTGATTTAAAACTTGCAAATGACAGTCTAGATCTATGAGTTTAGATACATCAGCTCCACTCCAAGAATAAATAGCTTGATCATCGTCTCCTGCTAGGTAAGTCGCCTGTGCCTGTCTCATCATGATTTTAACCATTTGCCATTCGTTTGGTTTTAAATCCTGTACCTCATCAACAATCACAATGTCTAATCGAGGAGATTGATCTATCTTATTAAACTCTGTAATTAAATCTGTATAATCTTTGACACCTCTTTGTTTTTTAAACAAACGATAAAGCTTATCAATTCTTTGTAGTCTCTGAAGTCCCCCTTTAACGTGCCCATGTTTTCTAAACTCTTCTTCTAACGAAGTATTCTTAACACGATATAAATCTAACAAAGATAATCCTGAGTCCTCTTCTCCAAAAGGAACATCATCAGTTTTAATTGATTTAGAAATATCTATTCCATACTCTCTGTAAAAATCTTTGAAGTCTTGTTTCTGAATCATGTCAGTGTAAGTACAACCAAGCCATTGATAAGCTAGACTATGTAGTGTCCTAAACCATTTTAATTCTTTGCGAGGTAATTTGAACTTAGCACAAGCCCTGTCTATGGCTTCTTGTGTTGCTTTCTTAGTAAAAGAAAAGTAGCCAATCCTGTCTGGCTCACGGCCCTCGGACAACTGTTCTTCTACAAGTCTCAACAATGTTGTTGTCTTGCCTGTGCCTGGAGGACCTATTATCTTACAAACATTATTTAAAATGGTATTGCCTCCTCGACTTTTTCTTCTTGAACTTCTACAACTTTTTTACTAGCAAACTTTTCACTAGGCACCCACCACACAAGCTGTGCCGATTTACCATTTAGTTTTCTTTTAGAGCAATCGCCACCTAAGTTTCTCAAAAAGATACCCATTTGATTAGAGCTTAAAGCTATATATCTTCGATTGCGCATATACTCTTGAAGCTGATCCATACGAAAATACACTTTGCTTTCCTCATCTTCCACGAAACATTGACCATTAAGAATATCATCAATGTCCATAGCATTAGCTTGATTAGATATATACCTCGTTAGTACATTTCTAAACTCACCCTCAGGTGTCATTTCAAACTCTGATCTAACCTTGATTGCTTTTGAAACTATATCTGTGATGTAGTAGTCCCAATCTTCTCTCTTCATCATGGAAGGCATAGACCCTAATTTAACTAAACATTTTTTTCTAAACTTATGTTGGTCGTATAATTCTTCTACACCGCAAACAATTGTTTGCTCTTGATTAATAGTGACATGATAAATGGTATCTTCATTGTCTCCATATTGAATAACGTTTCCAACATCGCTTACAACATTACTATCCCCCACACCATATTTTCTAACACGACACTTGGTTTTATTACAAAAAGAACACATGGGTTGATCTTTACATTTGTACCCCCAATCTTTTTTCTCTGCTTGCTTAATAATTTTTTCTATTTCTTTTGGTCTAAGTGGATCTTCAAAATACTTGTGATGAAATTTATGAACTTCTTCTTCGTATGTTTCGCCATACTTTTTCTTAGCAAAAACTGCATACTGAAAAAGAAAGTTATCTCTACTTCCTGGTTGAACTGTTTTGTTTTCTGTTAAGTAAGCTTCGATACAGTAAGGCGCATCAGAGAATTCTGAATTTTCTTTTTTCAAAGATAATTTTTTTAACTCTTCAAGGGTAATAGATTTCTGATCAACTTCTTTTATAAACTCTTCTAAACTCAAAGTGTTTCCCTCATCACTAAAAGCGTATCTGTCTGTATGTTCTAAGCCATTGTGATATGGCATATTAAGAAAGCTACCTACTTCCCAATCTTTAGGGTTGCCTTCTCTCATTAGTCTTTCTTGTTTTGGAAATACTTCACAATGTCCTAGACCCATGAAAGCCGCTAACTCTTTTATTTTATTATGAACTAAACCTGCGGGAACATATTCTTTAAAAAACAAAAATATGTGAGCACCGCCACTCTTAGATTTAGAAACAATAAAAGGTAATTTTTTTTCTGATAATTTTTTTGCAATTGATACATGATCAAGTGGATATTCATCCACATCTATACATCCCCAACGACATTTATCCTCATCATTAATAGGAAAAATGCCAAGGCTAGGCCACGCACCAGATAAGTGATCTTCCCATAAAGAATCTTCTAAAGGTTTCTTGCGAATCCAAGTTTCGCCTTCTGCTTTATTATCTTCTCTGAGACTTTCTTTAGGTTGGAACGTACCATATGCACGCTCCAACCCTAGAAAGATCTCTCTAAATTTAGAGACCCTATCGTTCATTAAAACGGAGTGTCTTGACCTGAACTTGAACTATCAGCTTCATCGTCATACTTCGGTGTCACTTTACCGCCTCTGACTGATTCGTTGAAGTTAGCCGCCATATCAAAAGTACCTTCGTGGTTAAGGAATTCGTCCTTATTAACAACCCACCCATACCAAGAACCTTTATCGTTTTGTTGCTTGGTAGTAGTTAAGTTATAAACACGATACCAACTAGGAGCTAAGAAAAGTTTTTTACTTGTAGGATTCTGAATAAACTCATTCTTTAAGCTATACGCCCAACTACGAGCGGCCTTTAGTTGTGTTGCTTTCATTGATATGATCGCAGGCTCGGGAGCTACTCCGCCATTTAAAAGAAGCACATAAAAGTTTGCACATTCTTCTAAATAGTTTCCGTTCTCAAGACGGAACTTTCCGTCATCTCCACGCACCGCATTAGTTGGTTTATCTTTTGGTGAAAAGATATTGACAGGAGCAGAAGAACCTTTTCCTCTGTCTGTCCATTCCAACCATACTTTGTCATACCCACAGACAACGACTTTGATTCCGTCTTGTCCTGAGTATGCTTTCTTGCTCACTGAGTTTAAGATCATTCCAGCTTTTGCGCCTTCAATTTCTTCTATCTCAGGAGATAGTGCTGCCAAAACTTTAAGTCTTGGAGTTGCGATATCATCTGTCGTAATGGTATCTAATCCTGTACCTGCAAACTTCTCAAGATTTTCCATCTTGACTGAAGGTAAGGTTTCTGCCTTTACGGCTACAGAGCCGTTAGTTTTTGCGTTTGTCATTTGTAGTTTTTCCTTTTTTATTTTTATTTTTTACGATCAATCTTTACTTTCTTCTGGGTGTAAACCCCGAACTTAGCTTGAATATCAGACGGCATTGAACCTTTTCCGATCTGTTCTTCTACAAGTTTAGCTAAGGTATTCCATGCTACTGCTTTTTTATTACTAGGATAAAGACCTCGGTCTTGTAATTCGTTCATAATATTAACAGCATCGGAATCTTGTCCACGGCCAAATGTCAACACAACATTATTTTTAATAACGTCATCCAGTCCTGATTGCTTTAACCAATCAAAACAAAAGTCTTCATTCTCTTGTGTGATGTTTGCTCTTGTTTGATCTTTGATAGAAACTTTACTACCATCCATCAAACTAATTGAGGACACACCTGCCGATTCAAAGAAACTTGGTATCACTTCGTTTTCTAATTGATACTCTCTATCTTTGAGTTGTTTAATTTCTGATTCTTTATTAGCGAGAGACTGACGAACATTATCTAGTTCGTTGCAGGCTTCACCAACATCTTTTACTTCTGAGCTGTCTAAAGAATTGATCTTAGACTGTTCGTAAGCTTTATCTAATAGACCCATATAAAACTCCTTATTATAATTCTATTGTTATAGGAATATATATAGCACTCTCTCTGTCCCATTTCAAGACCTTAAAATTATTATTTGTAATTTTTGCTGCGACAGCGCAAACAATCCCAATTAATACGGGGTCTCCCATCAATAATAAAAAATCCTCAGATGTAAAATCTTTTAGTTTTTTCTCTACTGAAAAAGCAAATCTGTTAGAATTTACTTGAATCTGTTTAGGATTTTCAAACATAATGATAGGCGTTCCGAATCTTTCACAATCTGAAACATCCCGATAACCACCAGTAGGCAGCTTAGTGTTAGTCGTAATAAATACTTTTTTCATTTTCTTTCTTTCTTTTATACTACAAGTAGTAGAATATTTATTATAGTATTTCAACTATGAAATATTTTATGTTAATTTGGATGTGTATAAATGATCAAACAATTCCGTTAGATCAGACCTGTATTGAAGAAGAATTCAAATATACCTTTACTTCTCTACAAGAATGTAGAGCTGCTGCTCAAGACTTATATTCTACAATCGCTACACCCGATCTACACATGACTTCTTTTTGTGTTTCAAAAGACTTGACAATCTTATAGCTTATCCTATATAAAGAAATTAGAAAGTTTAAAACATATGTATCCGAATTTTAAGACGAAGCCGTTTAATCATCAATTACAAGCATTAGGTTGTAGTTGGGACAAAGATAATTTTGCATACTTCATGGAAATGGGGACAGGCAAATCAAAAGTATTGATAGATAATATTGCTATGCTTTACGATAAGAAAGAAATTAACGCTGCTGTCGTTATCGCCCCCAAAGGTGTGTATCGTAATTGGGAAAGATTAGAAATACCCGCACACTTACCTGATCATATTGAAACAAGAATTACTACTTGGGTAGCCCCCAGTTCTAGAAATAAAGAAGACAAAAAAAATATTGATAAGCTATCCGAAACTTTTGATGGACTAGATATATTCTTGATGAACATAGAAGCTTTGTCGAATAAACCTGCCGCAGAATTTTTAGCTAGATATTTGAACTCGACCATTAGTTTATTAGCTGTAGATGAAAGCACTACAATCAAAACTATGGGAGCTAGCCGTACAAAAAATTTAGTAAAAGCGTCTCGCTTTGCTAAGTACAGAAGAATTTTAACAGGATCTCCTGTCACTAAGAATCCTCTTGACCTTTATTCGCAGTGTCAATTTTTGAATGAAGATCTCTTAGGTTTTAGTTCCTACTATGCCTATAAGGCCCGATACGCTATTGAGGTTAAAAGACATTCTTCGACACATTCTTTTAATCATGTTGTAGGCTTTAGGAACTTAGACGAATTATCTTACAGGCTTGGTCAGTTTTCTTTTAGAGTCTTGAAAGAAGATTGCTTAGACTTACCTTCGAAAATTTATTCTCCTAGATATATTGAACTAACCAAGGAACAAGAAAAACTTTATAACGATCTATCTACCTTTGCTATAGCTCAATTAGATGGAGAAACATTATCGGTTAATAATACAATGACCATGCTTCTTAGACTACATCAGATTACTTGTGGTCACTTACCCACGGACGACGGATCACCGCCCATTCCAATTAAGAATAATCGTATGACTGAGTTATTAGATGTATTAGAAGAAGTAGACGGCAAGGTTATTATCTGGGCAAACTATCGTCATTCTATTTTTGATATAAAACAAAACTTAGAAAAGAAATTTGGAGAAGATAGCGTTGTCACTTATTTTGGAGATACCAAAGATAAGGATAGACAAGAGATAGTAAAGACGTTTCAGGATTCACAAAGTCCTGTTAGGTTTTTTGTAGCTAATCAACAGACCGGAGGCTACGGACTAACACTAACTGCTGCTCATACTGTTGTATATTACTCTAATAATTATGACTTAGAGAAAAGAATACAATCAGAAGATCGAGCACACAGAATCGGTCAGAAGAACAATGTCACATACATTGATTTAATTTGTGAGAAGACAGTTGATGAAAATATCGTGAGTAGTTTGCGTAATAAAATTGACTTGGCCTCACAGTCATTAGGAGAAACATTAAAAGAATGGCTAATAGAAAGCAAAAAGAAAAAGAAATAAAGTATTACTTTGCTTATGGTTCAAACATGAATCATCAGCATATGAAAATTAGGTGCCCCAAATCAGAGTATGTAGATACTTTTGAATTACCAGAGTATGAACTAGTTTTTAGAAGTGTTGCAGATGTGCAACAGTCCAAAGATAAGTCAGTATTAGGTGCATTATTTACAATAACAGAGGAGTGTGAAAGATCTCTTGATAGGTATGAGGGCTACCCAAATCTGTATATAAAAAAATATTATAATAATTGGAGCGATAAACTTGATAGGTTTGTGCCTCAAAGAATTATGTTCTACTCCATGGTGGATAAGAATATAGTTTATCCTCCTTCAGAATCTTACTTGGAAACTATCGTCAGAGGCTACATTGATTGCGATTTGCCTACTCAACCTTTGGAAGAAGCAGTTAATTATTCTGCAACAAGGCTTGACATTTAAGTAGGAGTTATTATATAATATTATATATAACTACAGAATGAAAAACCAAAAGGAATCAAAGATGAAACATCAAATATACGAAACACAAAACTACGATATGTTTTCGTTAATTAACGGGAACAGACCGATTGAAAAAGATCGAGTTAAAAGACTTCAAAAACAAATTAAACAATTTGGTTTGAAGAATCCTATCTTATTGACAAAAGACAAAAGCGTCATGGATGGACAACACAGATTGAAAGCTTGTGAAAATTTAGGAATGCCAGTTAAGTATGTATTCGATAACATACTTTCTTCTGACGATAAAATTTTAGATTTAATCAGAGCCATCAATAAAGATCAAAAAAATTGGACATCAGTTAATATTGGAAATTCTTATGCTGTATCAGAGGACAATTCTGATTACGTAAGATATATGGATCTCTTCAAATTAGGAGTATCTCACTCTTTTATTTTACATGCCTGCGCTGAATTTTCAAAAGGCAAGCCTGATGTTAAGTGCAGCACTACTGATTTTAAATCAGGTAATTTCATTTTATCTCTTGAGGTATATGAAATGATCAAAGGTTTGATTAAAATGTTTAAAAGTTCTGGGGTCCCTATAAAAATATGGAACAGGCAATACTTTATCAGAGCCTTAATGAAGCTTAGAAAAGTAAAAGAATTTGATACTTATCGTTTTATAGAAAACTTTGAAAGGTTTCCATACGAATGGAAAAACGCTTATCAAACCATGGACAACTTAAAAAGTATTCTTCGTCTTCATAATTATAGAAATAGAGACAAAGCTAAATACTTTTTAGAATAGAATAGAAAGGAAAGAGAATGAGTAAAACAGGAGCATATTACTTAGAAAAAAGATTTGAGATGGAAGATCTTTACGCGAGAGTAGAAGAAGCTGTTATGGCAATTAATAAAGTAGAAGAACTACCTGGTTTTCAACAACTAAGTTCAGAGCATAGAGCTACTAATTTTAAATTAGTTAAATCAGAACTTGAAGATTTTTTGAGTTTAATCGACGACTACATGAGAGGGGACATAGAATGACCGACATAAGTAAGTACAAATCTATTATCGTGAGAGTAGAAACACATGCTAAGTTAAAAAATTTAGCGGGCAAAGACAGGAAAATATCAGGAGTTGTAGCTCAACTTGTTGATAAAGAATGGAAGAAAGAACATCGAAAGACAGTATAACTGTCCCTCAGTAATGAGGAGAAGGGGTATGGTTTTATCTCCGCAAGATAATCGAGTCCCATATCCTTTCTCTTGATTACTGATAGCGAGAATCAGTAATATCTCTAAAGTCTACCTCCCAAGCAGATGGATGAGATCTATCTTGCTCTCGCAAGAACGGTCAAGGGGCGCTGATCCCTCCCCTTGACTTAAAATTTAAGCTTGACTTTCTGGTATCAATTTACCCACAAATCTATATAAATATCCATAAGAGCGGGAGCATTTCCCTGTTTCGAACTCCCGCTTTTACAATAGGACAACATTATGTTGAACGATATAAAAACAAAAATCGTCCTCGCTGTCCAAAGACAACGAATGTACGATCCGGTATTGAAAGATACAGTTGATAAAGTCTTAGTGACTTTCAACGACGGGAATGTAAGTGGGTATTTAGCAGATGATTGGGATAGTATGCTCAGTCAGGTAGACTCAATGCTAGAAAAAGCTTTTCTAATTGAGCCTAATATTAACCGCCCACAGCTAGATTAGATTCTTGTTCTCTTTCTTCTTTCGCAGGCTCATCCTCGCCACAGAGACACTTGTCCTTACCTCTTTCCATTGATAATTGATTTTGTAGTGAAGCTATTAGTAAATTTCTAAGCTCACTAGGGGATAATGATTGATGATTTAGTTCAAATTTTTTCATGCGAACTTGCAGTATATCAAAGTTTGCAAGTAAATATCTACAGTAAAATTAAAATAAATTTCTTGACTTAGAGTATTATTTTTATCTCGAGGATCCACTGACCAGGGATCACGGTCACCCGCCCGACGTCGTTATCCATTTTATCTGATCCAATATCTGCCGCCAAGATAATGTATTCTTTCGTTTCTTTGAGAACGTAGCCAACAGAAGAGACCTCGGGGGGTGTGATCTTGATGGCGTCTTCAAGAGTTTGCCACCCCGATTCCATTTCATAAGCGTCTAGCCATTTAACTTCATAGAGTTTTTCCCGGGGATTAACTTCAGGCTGTTGGCTATCTGTTTGTTTTTGTCGTTCTTTATCTGAGAGAACCATCCCTCAACTCCCTTACAAATATTGTATGTGTCAATTCCATGGTACGCAAATCCATCCAAAGCAGCTTGCTTTACAGACTCTAAAGATACATCATCACCAACCATGATTCCACCTTCCTTTACCTTTGGCCACCAATTAATCACATCCTCTTTGACTGCGTCATAGGTATGTGCTCCGTCGACAATTACCCCAAAAACTGACTTTTCTTCAAAAGAATCAAGGATATTTTGATTATCAGACTTGTTGACGTTTAATTGAACTCTCCCACATTCTAAATGGTCTTCTAAATTCCTCATAAAATCGTCATACATGCTGTTTAAATTGACATCTAAATGTTCTTGGCCCGATCCTTCAAAGGTATCTATGACGTGAACTGTGACTTTAGGCTTTCCGCTCAGTTCTAGTGAGTCACAGAGAAACCTTGTTGATCGTCCTGCGAAACACCCTATTTCTACTATGTCATCACCATCTTCACAGTATTTGACTAGGTTCATCAATGCGTCGTGCATATTAAACCAACCAGGAATATCTAAATATTTATACATCTGCTATTTCCTCTAATATTTTTTCTAATATTTCTGTTGAAAGATTTCCTATAGTCATGCCTGCATGATGATAAAATTCTTTTAGTTCTACTTCTCGTTGAACAGGGGCAACATCATGTGGAAGACTACGGTGTATTCTCGCCCAATTATCACTAATGGTGGTCATTTCCCTAGCGTGCTCTCTAATTGATGACCATATTTTTAATGCTTCTGCTAAATTTTTACTATCTATTCCTAGACCTTTAGCAGTTGGTCTTATATCTGGTATTATCATTTTTTTCTCCCGCTACACTCGTAGCCATTGTATTAGCGAAATAGTTCTTTCCTAATTTTTTACCTATTTCTCTTCTCATTTTTCTTTTCAAGCCCGCTTCTGCTTGGTGCCTTAAAGATCCTTTTTGTTCTCCTTGGTTAGCCTCTAAGTTTCTTTTGTTCATTTTGCCTCCTTAGGTAGATACAATGGTATCTTCTTCCAACCATATCGTTGTTTTAAAATTTTTATAATGTGATCGTATGTATATTTCATGCTTCCACCTTTTGACATTCCACACTGAAATGATGAACGTTTAATAAGTCTGAAAATTCATATTCTAGTTGTTCTATTTTTTGCTCACAAAGTTCTTGGCTTTTTACTTCTTCTTTCGCAAAGATACACTCTATGGCTCCATCACTAGGTAGACAAAGATTTAAAAGTATTATTATCTTTTCCATTATTCTTCCCTTTCTATTTTAACAATTGATCGTTCAATGAACTTAAGTCCTGGCAATACCGTTCCTTCATGATCAATTCCCATTCTTTCTACTATATCTACTAACGTATGTATTGTCAGTGGATAGGGCAGTCTTACTACAAAAGAATCATCTTTGATGACTCTTCTTTTTTTAGGCTTCTTAAAGTCTAAAACTTTTTCCGTCATTCTTTTATTCTCCCATGCTAGGCCCGTGAGGGATTTTCTCCCACCACTTGTCTTCTTCTTCGAAAAGCTCTTTAAAAGAAAGATCGGGGTTATTCTCTTCTGAAACCACTTCGATTTTTTCTCCTTTATTCTTTTGTATTAAAGCTTTGATGTCAGGAAGAATAGACTCTTTTTCCCCTATGAAGGTGTAAGACCTAGATTCTTTTTCTTTAGTTATCTTGACTGTTATATCCATTAGCCTTTTAAAAATAAATTTTGTCTTGTATTATCGACTTTTTCTTTATCTTCGTCTATAGGTACTCTAATTGTTCTTCTTTCTATTTCCTTAGAAATATTAAGTATAACTTGCTTTAGTTCTTCGATTGATAGTTCTTTAAGTTCCATGATATTCTGCCTTTCTATGGGTTTTAATATAGGTATTTTTATATAAATGTCAATGCCCGTGGTAAGTGGGCTATGTTAGAAGAAAGGAGGAAAGAACAGATTCGTCGAAAGGAGGCCGAATCAATGCCCACGAACCACGGAAGAGTTAGTTTACTATAAGAGAACCATATTCACAAAATAAAAAAAAATAAAAAAAATTATTCATATCTCGTTCTCTTGACTCTCTCTCTTAAATAATTAACTTAAATCAATAGTTTATTGTAAATACTTCACTCTCTCACTTATTCTCTGAGAGAACAAGTTATTCTCTCTAACCCTAGACAGAGGCAAGAATATCAAATGTGCTTACTTTTTTTCTATAATTTGTATAGAATGTTCCTTATAAGGAATTAACTATGAAATATAGAAAACCTGGAGATCCTGTGGTTCTGAATAAAGAGTTAGCTGAAATGAGAGAAGAGCTTACAGGTAAACAATCTTCTTTTGCCGAACACTTTGTGGCTCAGGAGAATAGAAAAACAGCTAGAGAGTGTGCAATTTTAGCAGGCTATCCTGAGAAATCGGCTAGATCTTATGCTTCTCAATTACAAAACCCTAAACTATTTCCCAAAGTTCACAGCTATATCAGAGCACTTCAAGAAGATCTTTGGAACAAATACAAAATATCTCCCGCAACTCACATGAGAAGGCTACATGAGTTAGGTTTGAGAGCTGAAAACCCTTCACCTGATGATGTTGCTCACTTTGATATGAAGCCTGATTTAAAGACAGCTCTTATGGCTGAGGTTAGTAGAGGAAAAGCGGCAGGATTCTATGACAAGAAAGATAAGGTAAAGGATAAAACTATTGATAATTTGTCTTTAGAAGAGGTCACAGACCTATTAGACAAGATGAGAAAGAATGTTATCATTGATCATGCATCCGAGACAGTTCAAAGCAACGATCAGTCTAAAGAAAGCGATAATAAAGTTTCTTGAAGAAGGATATTATGTTTTTCAGAATTGCTCAGAGCAAGGCCCTATTGACATCATTGTCGTCAATCCTAAGAATGGAAAATGTTTCCTGTTTGATGTTAAAACATCTAGAGGAACGAGTACAATTGTAAATGGTAAATCAGTCGGAGGTACAGGAAATAAACTTAAAGACAAACAAAAAGAACTTGGAGTCAGACTTGTCGTCGTCGAAGGAGAAGAAGTTCGTATTATCGAAACGAGAAAAACTATTCTCTCAAGACAGAAAAAGCAAAAAAGGTTTCTCAACAAAGCGAGGAAGGGAATCGACTTTTTGGAAGAACATTAAAGAGATTACCCCCTCTATCAATTGGACTAGGGTAGAAACTTATGGAACTCCAGGCATACCAGATTTGTTAGGCGTGTGCATGTCTCCAAAGCTGAAGAGGAATATTTCTTTTTGGTGTGAATTAAAGGTGGCAAATAGCTTGTGCCTGAACCTGTCTCCGTTTCAAATATCTTGGAATGTCAAAAGATATGAACTTTGCAAAGATAATTTTATTATGGCTAAGATCCCTGAATATAGAGAGATTATGTTATGGGAAGGTTCTTGTGCCCGTGAGCTTGCGACCAACTATAAAGAAATCACACCCTTGTTTACGATAATCCAACCTTACAAAGATGTGCTTGAGCCCGAGCTTGTGCGTGTGCTTGAGCTTGTCCCTTAAATTCCGTTTCTCTTTATTCTTCCCCACTTTCTTGTATATTTTCAATTTCCTTTTCGTCTAGATCAATACCATACTCTTCTTGATACTGCTCTGTGATTAGCCTTTTGTATTCCTTAACGCTATTAGCTTCTCTATTGTTTCCAACAAAGTGAAGTTTTATTTCGCAAGTGTATTCTTTCATTCTGCTTCCTCATGTATAATTCCATATCTATATAAAATATGCTCTACATCTGATAAAGTTTCATTAAATATTTCTTGTCCTTCATCAGTAAAATGAGAGCTAGTTTTTTCTTCATTTTCATATTCAATATAATCTTCGTATGTTTCTTCTAGTTGCAATTGCATTATATGATCAGCAAGTTCAGAAGTTGCTCCAAGAAAATGCTCAGCTTTTATTTTGTATTTAGTTTTCATTGTTTACCTCTTAATATTCTATTATTATATTTTCAATATAGGATTTTATAGGTTAATGTCAACCCTTTAAATAAACTTTTATTCTTGTCCCTGTCCCTGTGCTTGTGCTTGTGCCCGACCTCAATTAATTTAATTTAATTTTTCAGAAAAAATTTTAAAAAGTAATAAAAAATTACGAATCCAGAATCCAGCTCTCTGATCCTAGTAGTAATAATTTATTATTGATTGCCTTGATTTAGCTCTAACCAATAAAGCGGATTTATTGATTGATGCTTTTGATCTTCTAATAAACTTTCTCTTGTGAAATGTTTAGCCTTATTGCTTACCCACCTATGCCAAGATTTATTGATAGGATCGTAATCAACTGTATCATCTTTTAAATGCTTAAAAGAATATTTAGTAATAAATAAATCTAATTGTTTAATAGTCATTTTTCTATTTTTCGCTTTCTACTACCTTTATTTTTTCCTGTTTTAAGAGCCATACAAGGCTATTTAAAATCTTCCCTGTATGATCTTATTATGGGATTTAACCCAGTTTTAAAAGTAGTCAATAGCCTTTTAAAGGGCTATTGAATAATTTTAATTATTTAACGTTTCTTTTATACCTATCTACTAAATTATATATAGGGCTCATATCTTCTGAGTAATAACAATCATCAACAAAATCATATAATTCATTTTTACCCATTTTCAATATTTCATGGTCGGATAAAAAATCTAATTGAGGTGTCATTGATCTCTCTACCAAATGCCCGCTAGAATAAAAATCATTATCATCATAATTTGATAAATAATCATTATCTAATCTATAAGATAATTTAGGGGCTAGTGAGATATTCCAATAATCATTTGAAAACCAATTCGCACCCTTATAATTCCCGCTAGTTTCATTTATAATAATAAATTTTGAAGTCTGACTATCTAAAAATAAAAGTTTGTCATCATCAATATGATTCTCTAATTCTGTTTGATAATCTTTATTTAAAATTATATTTGAATTTTCAGATAAAAGCGGTTTCAAATAGTATTGATTGAAATGCCAAGTATCTGAACATTTTTTATGAATTAATGGAATAGGTAAACGTGCCCCATTGTGCATAAATCCTATTTTTCTTTTATCATCTTGATAACTAATAAAAGGGTGACAATTTTTTTTATTGGTCGCTCCCTCAGTAGTAAACCTAAAATGAATAGCCATTTTATCTGTTTGGCTCTTATGAACATTAAAAAAGTTTTTTACCTCATTAAAATTTTTAGGTAAAAATTTATCTGTAATAAATTTATTTTCTTTGTTCATATACATAACCCCAAAACCCTGTGAATTCCTGTTATAGGCGGTTTCAAGATCCTTATAATCTAATGACTTCAAATCATTAGCTAAAATAATTAAACACATTTTTAGTTGTCCTCACTTTCTAAGTTTATTAATTCTTGGTTGTTAGTTCTAAAATCTTCTACAATGTTTTTAAAATCATTGTATCTAGTTTTAAAGTCTTCAACGTGTTCAAGGTGGCTAAAATAGTCTTTATCATCTAACCATAATAAAAGATTTACATAATCTTTATTCGGATTATTTAAAAGAAAATCAAAATATTCAGTATAATAAATTGAATTTGTAGATTTATCATTTTGAATAAAATCATTTATGCTATGCACCAATTCAAGATTTCTAAAAAATGAAATCTTTTTGAGATTTGATCTAAATATTCTAACTTCAATCGTACTAGTATTATTGAAGTTAATTGCACGATATTTATAATCATCTCCGTCAGTAAAGACAGGGCTATTTAAATCTATATCATCCTTAAATTTAGCATAACTACTTTGATTTCTTCCGGATATATCTATTAAAAAGTTTCTATTTTTTTTATCATTATAAAAACAATTTAATCTTTGCATCTGACTCTCATCAAATGCGTTTCTACTCATATGAATATGATATCCGCAGTCTTTACCATGATAGCCCTTGCAAGATTCATTTAAATTTAATTTAAAAAAATCGTTCCAAAATTTATTTTTATGATAGTAAAAATCAGCATTGGTTGAAACCAATTCAAAGCCATTATATTCACATAAAGAGCCATCTCTTTTACACTGTACAGAATAAACATTTTTATTCATGACTGATCTAATTTCTTCCACTGTATCAGATCGATAATAGTCTTCCCTAACTTCCATTTCTAACTCAATGCCATATCTCAAATCAGAATTGCCAAGATTTAATAAAGGTATTCTATAATTATAAGCATATAAATTATTTTCTTCATCTCCCTCATTATCACAATCACAACTTTCAGAATTGCTGATATACTCATCACAATTATCGCACCAGAAAAATTCATCATCACGACAGGAACTGCACCAATGACCATGATTTATATAATCTGTGTTATCAACGTGATAATTTTCACCACAGCTACAGCAACAAACATAGTAGTCATTATATGCCCACTCAGAAATGGTTTCTTCACGATCATTATAAAATAACTCGCAATTAGTATCAAATTTGACTTCGTCTTCATAATGACAATAAAAAACGCAGTCTTTATAATCATCTGTTAGCCTGTTATTAATTGTATCAACTAAGAATTTTAATTTTCTTTTTAGTAATACAAAATTTTCTTGTGGTCTTCCTTGTATAGCCTTTGAACGTTCTTCAAAAAAATAATAAACGTATTTTTCTTTTTCGCTCTCAGCTATTTGATCATTATTAATTATATTAATAACGTGTTTAATATTTATATTCATAATTGTTTTAACCTTTCTGAATATTCTTTATTTCTATTTAGAATATATAAAAAAACCCATATAAATCAATAAACATATATAAATTAATTAGTATTAAATGATTAATATAAATAGCCTTGATAATTCTATATTTCTTTATTATTCATTAATCTTTTGAACTAGCCTTGCCCCCTCATCAAGATATTAAATTAAAATGAATATTTATTCTTGTTTTAAGAGCCATATAGAGCCTTTGGCGGTGGGCGGTGTATGATTAATCAATGGGATTTTATATATATTAATTCGCTTTAATATAACAAAAACCAAAAACAATAATTAAAACTAATATATTTAAAATTAAGTAAGTGATCATAAATACATAGACGAATTAAAAATAAATTTATTCCATTAATTTATAAAAAATTATCTTTGGGAACATGAAACAATGAATAATAATTTATTACTAAAACATCCGCCAAAAATCCGCCCCGCTTTTCTGCCATGATCGGTGGTCATATTTTATTACGCCTGTGCCGACTGCCAAAAAATTGAAGAGATACTAAGGAATTCGAAGAATACTATATAACTTGAACAATGTAAGGGGTACCCCCTAAATTTGACATTGTATATAGGTGACTATATATATAAATATATAGACAAATAATGACCGATTTTCTTTCAGATTTAGGTTCGATGTCCCAGGACGAACAACGCTTGTTCCTGAAAAAGCTAGAGCTTAAAAAGTTTCAATTGCAATCTGCAAAAAAAGCTAGGGACTCCTTTGCCAGTTTTGTAAAAACCATATGGCCCGACTTCATTGAGGGGGGACACCATAAAATCATTTCTCAAAAGTTGGAGGCCATCAGGGACAAAAAAATTTCAAGATTGATAGTGAATATGCCTCCTAGACACACTAAGTCTGAATTTGCCAGTTACCTGTTCCCCGCTTGGATGATGGGGCACAACCCTAAATTGAAAATTATCCAAACCACCCATACCGCAGAGTTAGCATATCGTTTTGGTCGTAAGGTTAGGAACTTGATGAATGAATCAGAGTATCGTTCCATCTTCCCAGACAGTGAACTACGAGCTGACTCGCAGGCCGCTGGTCGGTGGGAAACGAATCATGGAGGCGAATACTTCGCTGCAGGTGTAGGCGGTAGTATCACAGGTCGTGGTGCCGATCTTTTAATCATTGATGATCCTCATTCCGAGCAAGACGCTCTTTCAAAGACTGCCATGGAGAACGCATGGGAGTGGTATACCTCTGGTCCTCGTCAGCGTTTACAACCAGGAGGATCAATTGTCGTTGTCATGACAAGATGGTCCGAGGAAGATCTAACAGAAAGATTGATCGAAGCACAAACAAAAGATGACAACGCAGACAAATGGCATATCGTGGACTTCCCTGCAATCATGGACGACGGACAACCGCAATGGCCAGAGTATTGGAAGAAGGATCAACTCGAGGCTGTCAAAGCTTCTTTGCCTGTTGCAAAATGGAATGCACAGTGGCAACAAGAACCAACGTCAGAAGAAACTTCTATTCTCAAAAGAGAGTGGTGGCAACTTTGGGAGAAACCTACTCCGCCTTTGCAATATATCATACAGAGTTATGATACTGCTTTTAGTTCTAGGGAGACTGCGGACTTTTCTGCGATTACAACGTGGGGAGTTTTCTATAATGAGATGACAGGAAAGCCAAACGTTATACTTTTGGAAGCGGACAAAGGAAGATGGGACTTTCCAGAACTTAAACGGATAGCATTAGAGAAAAACTCTTATTGGGAGCCCGAACAAATTATTATCGAAGCTAAAGCATCAGGTATGCCTCTTACTCAAGAGCTACAAGCCATGGGTATTCCTGTTATAAATTTTACACCAAGTAGAGGTAATGACAAAATGGTGCGTGTGAACTCTGTATCTCCGTTGTTTGAATCTGGATTGGTTTGGTACCCTAACTTTAAATGGGCAGAAGAATTGATTGAAGAATGTGCCGCTTTCCCTTATGGTAGGAACGATGACTATGTAGACTCGACCACTCAAGCGTTGATGAGATATCGACAGTTTGGTGCTCTTGTGCATGACTATGATGAAGAGATAGAACAAAGACCAAAACGTAGAATTGCTTTTTATGGATCATAAGGTATAAATATCAAATGGCTGACATTGACAAAACTTTAAACGAAGCACCAGAAGGTGCCCAAGAAGAAATCTCAAATTTAGAACAAGAAATTCAACAGGCGCCTATGGAGGTTGAAGTTGAAGGGGGAGAAGATGATCAAGATCTAGCTAGCCTTGGTTCATCGCCCGAGGACACTGGAGATGAATTCGCCGACAACTTAGCCGAAAATATTCCAGAAGAAACATTAGCAGAAATTTCCAATGATTTACGATCACAGTTCTCGGTCGACCAAACATCAAGAAAAGATTGGGAACAATCCTACATCAAAGGATTAGATTTATTAGGTTTCAAATATACAGAAGTCAGTGAACCTTTCAGGGGCGCTGCATCAGTTTCTCATCCACTACTCGCCGAGGCCGTCACGCAGTTTCAAGCAGGAGCTTACAAAGAGCTTCTACCTGCGGGCGGTCCCGTTAAAACTTCTATTCTAGGATCGTCGACTCCTGAGGTGGAACAACAAGCGGAACGTGTCAAAGATTTTATGAACTATCAAATTGTTTATAAGATGAAAGAGTACGATCCAGAAATGGATCAGCTTTTATTTCACTTACCTCTAGCAGGGAGTGCCTTTAAAAAAGTTTACTACGATGGTGGTATGGCAAGACCTTGTGCAAAATTTATTCCTAGTGAAGATCTCGTTGTCAACTATGGCGCATCAGAATTAGATGATGCAGAAAGAATTACTCATGTAATAAAAATTTCTCCTAATGATTTGAAGAGACAAATGCTATCTGGTTTTTACAGAGATATAGATATGGAGGACAACGACGAGTTGTATTCCACTTATTCAGATATTCAAGAAAAGTACGACGAATTAGAAGGAGTGAAAAAATCTGGTCACGCAGGTCAATATGAATTATTAGAAATGCATGTTGATTTAGACCTAGAAGGTTTTGAAAACATGGGAGAAGATGGAGAGCCTACAGGACTAAAACTTCCCTACGTTGTAACACTCGAACAAGGCAACGGAAAAATTTTATCTATCTATCGAAACTTCTTACAAGATGATCCGATGTTCATGAGACAAAAATATTTTGTTCACTACAAGTTTTTACCTGGTCTCGGATTTTATGGTTTTGGTTTAGTACACATGCTCGGCGGTTTGACAAGAACTGCAACAGCTGCACTGCGAGCATTGTTAGATGCAGGTACATTATCCAACTTACCTGCTGGATTTAAATCAAGAGGACTTCGTGTCAGAGATGATGAAGAACCTCTTATGCCTGGAGAGTTCCGAGACGTGGACGCACCAGGTGGAGATTTACGAAACGCCTTAATGCCTCTGCCTTATAAGGGACCCGATGGAACTTTATTTCAATTGCTTGGTTATGTGGTAGACGCAGGAAGAAGATTCGCTGCTATCGCAGATATGAAAGTAGGCGACGGGTCACAAGCTAATCCTGTTGGAACCACTATGGCTTTATTAGAACAAGGCTCCAAAGTGATGAGCGCTATTCACAAAAGATGTCATAACGCACAAAAAGAAGAATTTGAATTATTAGCAAAATTATTTTCAACTTCTCTACCTGCCGAATATCCTTATGAAGTAGAGGGCGGCAATAGAGGAATTAAAGCTACAGACTTTGACCAGAGAGTAGATGTCATGCCTGTATCTGATCCTAACATATTCTCCATGAGTCAAAGAATTATGTTGGCACAAACACAATTACAATTAGCACAAGCTAATCCTGAAATTCATAATTTGTATGAAGCGTATCGCAGAATGTATATGGCATTAGGAGTACAACAAGTAGAAGCAATACTGCCTCCTCCTGCTGGGCCACAACCCGTTGACCCAGGAATTGAAAACGCTGCTTCTTTAATGATGGGGCAATTAAATGTTTTCCCAGATCAAAATCACGCTGCTCACATAGAAGCACACAGAGCATTCATGAGTTCTTATTTAGTTAGAAACAATCCACAAGTTGCAACTATACTTCAAGCACATGTCGTAGAGCATACTTCCGCTATGGCAAGAAACGAAGTGATGGAAGAAGTTGGACCAGAACTACAACAAGAGACAGCTAAGTTTGGAGGACAGGTTCCACCAGAACTACAAGCACAATTCCAATCACAAATTGAAAAACAAGTTGCAATTAAGATTGCAGCTATGATTGATGATATGGTCGCTGAAGAACAAACCGCTATACCTTTTGGTGAAACACAAGATCCTCTGGTTGCTTTAAAACAACAAGAACTAGATTTAGATCAACAAAAGATTAATGTCGATGCTGCTGATGACTTAGCAAGACATAACTTAGAAGAAGAAAAATTAAGTTATAAAAAGAACATTGATTCAGCAAGATTATCTCAACAACAAACAATTCAAAATCAAAGAACTGCTGTACAAAGAGAAAGAATAAATGCCTCTAAAAAAAGGTAGTAGTAGTCGTACAATAAGTGCTAATATATCTAAGATGAGGAAAGAAGGGCGTCCTCAAAAACAAGCAATTGCTATTGCTTTAGATAAGGCAGGTAAAAAAGATGGGAAAAAAACGAAAAGAAAAAAAAGTTAATTCTTGGGAAAACATTGATCAAGAATTAGTTGGCTCTTTAACCACTGAATTTAAAGCCTTACACGCCTTATATATATCACAAGAAGTAGATCCGTTGGCCATTGCTAGTGCATTTTTAGCTGCAGGGCAGTGGGCCATGAATAAAGAATTAGGTTTAAAAGAAACTCAGGATCTGCTACATTTACTAGCAAATTATAAATACGAGGTTGTACCTCAAAATAATAGGACAATACACTAATGAATAAAAATTTAAAATCAGTAGACAAGGCAAAGAACCCAGGTCTAGCAAAACTCCCAACAGGAGTTAGAAATAAAATGGGCTATATGAAAGATGGTGGTATGGTTCTAGAGATAGGATTACGCCCAGCTTCTGAAAAAGAAATGAAGATGGCAAAGAAAATGAAGAAGCCAAAAAAAATGGCTAACGGCGGAATGGCTCGTGGCACAGGAGCAGCTATCAAAGGAAAAGGTTTTCAAGGAGTATTTTAATGTCTGAAGAATTAAGAGATCAGTTTGTTAATAATCCTTCAAATATTAGAGCAGCAAAAAGAGCTTTGAAGTTAGAAGGTAATGAAGATCCTACTTCAGAAGATATAGGCGCTTATCTATCAAAAGAATTTGCTAAGATACCAGAAGAAGAAAGAGGATCGACTGTAGGCAGTGCAATCGGTAAAGGATTAAAGAAATTAAAAAAAGCTTTAGGTAAAAATAACGGTGGGATGATGAACAAGAAACTCACCAAAACAGTTCCTCCGAAAAAGGGACCTAACTCTCAAGGTATGAGAGGCACAGGTGCTGCTATTCGTGGTACCTCATTCAAAGGAGTATTCTAATGGATATGATTAAAAAACTTTGGAACGATCACCCCAAAAAAAAATGGCTTGTAGTTGGTATCGTTGTCGGTTGGGCAGCCGCTCAATTAATCTAATCAATGCTATCTAAGCTATTAGGCGGATCTTTAGTAGACACTGTTGGTAAAGTGATCGACAGTGTCCACACTTCAGAAGAAGAAAAAGGTCAAATCAAAATTAAGCTTCAACAATTAGAAAACGAAATAAATTCCAAACAAATGGATATTAACTTAGCTGATGCTAAGTCTACTGCTAAAGGTATTGGTGGTATCATGCAGCGGTCGTGGCGCCCCCTTATCGGGATGTCCTGTGCGCTAGCGATAATGTGGGAGTATGTATTAAAACAGTTTATTATGTTCATACTGGCAGCGTTTAGCGTAGAACACGATCCTTTACCTGCCCTAGACATGGCCGTCTTAATGCCACTTGTACTTTCCTTATTAGGAATGGCCGGCATCCGCAGCTTCGATAAATTAAAAAAGACAAATTCAGATAAATGAAAGGCAAAAAATAATGACAATACTAGAAAACGAACTACCTGATAATCTATTAGGAAGCACATCAACTATAAAATTCACTTTAGATGACACAGGATAT